TTGAATATAGGTTTTTTGCCTCGATTGTAAATAATGTTTAGTTGAATTATAATATTTTTTATTTAAATTAGTAGTGGAAGTTCTTTTAATGCGATTGGTCCCACCAATACAAGAATTGTTTACTTTTATGCCATCACAAACGGGCCCTTTAAATACTTCGGTTTTAAGATTACACAAAGAACCATCGTATTGTTTCCGCCAATGTTGTATAGGTCGTGGCTTACCATATACATATAGGTCGGGTTGTACAGGCGCGCTATTTTTCGTAGTGACCTGATATGTATATACCAGAGACATATATTTAAAAAAGAAAATATATATATATGATTCTGAAAATAATATTATTAAGTATACTTATATATTTATGTTTTAAACACAATGAACCAATGAAGTGTAATGACCTAACATTAAAAGAGCCACCATTGGCTAGTATTTATGACGTAAAAGAAAATAAAAATTTAGTATTTGAAAAAGAAAAAGCACAATATAATAAAGAATTAAAGCAATATTTTAAAGATATAAATAAATATTGTTTGGATAAATAATATACGCTACTATAATGAACCAAGGTGATATTTATTTATACGATGAACAAGAAAATCGTTTGAAAGACGAACAAAACAAAGATATAAAAGCAAACTTATTATTTCCTAATTTAGAGACAAAAAGTAAACAACAATGGATGAATATGTTTAGTGATATAAGTTATTGCGACAACTTGGATGAAATGGAGTATAATGAATTGTATGTTTTAAAAGACGACCAAAAGCTGTATAATACATACGAAGGATTTTCTAGAATAGAAATGGATTATATTGAAAAATTATATTTGCTTATATTTTCAATATTTATGATTTCACTAATTGTATTTAAGAAAAATGATTTATAATAGTTTTTGAGTTTCTTCTTGTAAATATATATCTATTATTTCTATAATTTTCAAATCACGTATGACGGCTTTTACATAATTATTATTGATGATGTCTTTCGTTTCTAATATTTTATCAAATAATAAAATTAAATCGGGGTCGTAACTTATCTCTTCCTTCAATTCATTTGGTTTAAATGATTTATGTTTGTTATCGTCTATCATTTTTCGTTTTATACCACAATTCGCTTCATTCGTTTCATTCCCTTTACCTAAATGAACATCACCACAATCTACAAAATTTTTTAAGGTAGACCATTCTGAAAAATAAATTAGTTTCTTAGGCGATGGTTTGCTTTTAATATAATTTTGTTTGTTTGCGTCTTTAAAATCAACATAAAATAAAATATCTTTTAATTTTTTTATTTTTTCTTTTTCTGTTTCTTTTAATAAATTTACTATATAACTTAAAGCATATTTTTCATTTTCAAACTCGTAATTTATAATTGATTCTAAACCCATGTCTGATTTTAATCGTTCTATATCTTTTTCATTTATTTTTGGCGGGTATGGATGTATTGTAATTTGGCGAAATCTGTCCATTAATTTTTCATCGATTGTGGTTTCAGATGGGCCTATTTTACGAACACATCTTTTATCTGATAATAAATCGGTACATATGTTTGGAGGAAGCAAATTATTTAAAGATGTTTCTTTTATATTTTTGAATACGTTTCTTACATATAAACTTTGAATTAAAAATATATTGTCTATGATATGAAGTGAAAACACAAATTCGTCAAATATGCTTTTTATTACAGAAAAAAAATTAAAACAACTTAATTTATCATATAAACGGTCCATTAATTCAATAGATTCCATACTTGGTATTTCTTTTGGAATTTTTAACATACTTGGTATTTCTTTCGGCGTTTCCATACTTGGTTCATTTTGTTGAATAGGGGTTTTAAAACCAATGTTCATTTATATATAAATTTATTTTCTAACACGATTTAATGCTGTATATATAGTATTATTATCGCCGCCACCAAAGGTCGTATCGTTGTAGTTCAAATTTACACCTTCTAAATGTTTGAATCTTGTGTAAGTAGAAGATTCAGAGACATATTTTTGATTTCCGCTTTCAAGGGGTACTTCTAATGGCGTAAATCCTAATGTATTCACATTACAAGAATTTTGTCCTACACTACCCCCTAATTTTGTTCGGTTGACGTGTGTTCCGTTGACTTGATTGACACCTCCACATGATTGATTTTGTCTCGACAAACCATCTCCGAGATGGAATGCTGTTCGGAATGGTCCTGATGTGGATTTTCCGACCAAAGTACCGTCGTTTGTTTTTACTTGGTTGGTTCTAAATGCTTTTCTTAATAATCTTCGTTTCATAGCAACTTCAGAACCAACCAAAGTGCTTTGAAATCCTACTTCCGTTCTTTTTCCATGTATGGTTCCTCCTAAATAACTCATTATATATATACATAATATTTATCTTATGTCATAATTCTCGGAACAATATTCATTGTAATTAATTCTTGAAATAATAATTTACAACTATAAGGAATTTTAACATTGGAAAAGTCCGTTCTATTTTCACATACATTACATAAATGAATATGTTCTTTATCATTATAAACCGCAATCATACCGCATTTTTTACAGACATTAACCGCATATTTGTCTGATACATCATAAATACGTTCTTTTGTAAATTTAGAGGCTCCGTGCGAAATCATACAATCCCGCTCCATTTCACCAAATCTTAAACCACCATCACGACTCCTTCCTTCTGCTGGTTGACGTGTAAGATTTACCATTGGACCAATACAACGACTATGTTGTTTATCATTTACCATATGCTTTAATCTTTGATAATAAACAGGACCTATGAATATAGATGTTTCGATTTGTTCGCCTGTTTTTCCATCGTACAACAATTCATTACCACGTGATTCGTAATCATGTTTTTTTAATTCCTTAAAGACTTCTTCCATATCCATTTCACCAAAACTGGTACCATCGCCAAATAATCCTAATTTTAAAAGCAATTTACCAATTAAGGTTTCTTTTAATTGAGCGATCGTCATTCTAGATGGGATCGCATGTGGATTGATAATAATATCCGGACGAAGTCCATCTTTTGTATAAGGCATATCTTCTTCGTTAATAATATTACCAATGGTACCTTTTTGTCCGTGTCTACTGCTAAACTTATCTCCAATATTGGGTTTTCTCGTAGAACGGACCCTTACTTTACAAAACGTATGCCCGTCGCCGTTTCGGTCAATATAGTTTTTGTCTACATAACATTCTTCTGTCGTTCTATATGATTTACTTTGATCTTCGTATTTGATTAATTTTGTATTATCGTTTTTATTTTCTTTTATGACAACTACTTTAGATATAATAATGTCTTTGTCTTCAATCAATTCATTTTCATCAATTACTCCTTGTTTGTTGATTTTATCGTAATTACCAAATTTCATATTTCGTGTAATATTTGGGTTTGGTTTAACACGAAGTTCTTCTTCGCCATTTATTTTTTTATCTTCGTCTTTTTCAGTATGGTAAATTGTCGCGTGAAATAATCCACGGTCTAAACTACCACGATTAAACAATAAACTATCTTCTTGATTGTATCCACCATGTGTCATAATCGCGACTATCACTTGATTACCACATGGTAGTTGATTTAATTTCATCATATTCATAACGCGCGTTTCTACCAAAGGGCGCATTGTATAATTTAATATGTAAGCTGTTTTATCCATTCTTTTGTTAAAATTCGATACATAAATACCAATGGCTTGTTTACCCATGGCACATTGATATGTATTTCTAGGCGATTGGTTATGTTGAGGAAACGGAATACATGACGCCAATACTCCAAATATAGTACTTGGATGAATTTCACAATGAGTATAATTATATTCTTCTTTGAACTGGTTTGGTTTCATACAAATCATAGAATTATTTTGTTCTGCCGAATCAATATATTCAATAATAGATTCATCTATATTTAAGGGTAAAAGCAAGTCTCTCCACGACAATTCATCTTCTTTTAGGCGTTGAATCGTATTGTTTGTCAGTAATATTTTATTATTTTTAACTTTAAACAAAGGACGCACTAAACGACCGCAATCATTACATACATAGATTTCTTTATTTTGATAATTAAACACAATAGAACAATAAATGTGTATCATTCCATTATGTTTTTTTTGTTTTAAATCTTTAAATAGTGTAATAGGATTGTGTGTAATACCTATCCATCGCCCATTTACAAATACTTTTACTTTATCGTAAAAATCTTCGGTTTCATAATGGTCTAATGGATATAAATAAGGTTTGATAAATTCATATATGGGTGTACTGTCTGAATACGTAGACACGTTGGTCATATAACTAATGTTTTTAACGACCCCGACGGATTGACCTTCGGGTGTTTCAGCTGGACATAAAAATCCCCACGTAGACCCGTGTAATTTGCGTGGTTCTACGAGTTTACCACTTTTATCGATCGGGGTATTTACCCTACGTAAATGACTTAATGTAGAAAGATAGGTTAGACGGTTTAACACTTGGGCTACCCCAACTTTGTTTGTATTCATACTTTTTATACCAAAATCACCGGTGGATAACGCGCGCTTTAATCCGTTTTCAATGGTGGTTGATTTCACAATTTTATAAATATTGGTTAAAGTAATGATGTTAAAATAATCTTCGCTTGATTTCCAAGAACCATTGTTGATTTCGCGAATGACTTGTTTTTGTATATCTTTTACTACTTTATTGAAATAATTACGAAACAAGTTATTCAACAAGGTCCCTGTTAATTCTACCCTTTTATTTTCATACGAATCGCGGTCTGTTTGTTTTTCGATACCACTATACGCAAGAATTATTTTCTTTGTCATAAATCCTAATAAATAAATCTTCTCTTCTTTTGTTTTACAATGCGGAAACAAGTCATTAGACAAAACATCTTTCGCAAATTCGGTCTTTTTCCTATGTCCTTCGTCTTTATCCATATTGATGGGGGTATAAATCACGTTCGAAATAATATATTGTAAAGCATCTTCGTAATTGTTATATTCAGCGCCTTCGTAAATGGATGCTTTCAAGTATTCTAATAATTTACTTTCTTTATTACTATTCAAAAGAATAATATTACATATTTTTTTATCACTTTCAATCCCTAGAGCACGAAACAACACGAACAAAGGTATCGGTTTTTTTAGTCGTGGTAATTGAACTAAAATATCGTGCCCATATGCGGATAATTTAGAATTAAGCATCATATAAATTTGTTTAGGAGATATACATTTCCAGTCAGGTACAGAACGAAACTCCGCTGTCCAGAGCCATTTATTTGATTGTTTTTGTTTGAAACAAAATACTTTATTGTCTGCGGTTTTCTCTTGTCCTAAACAAGTTTTTTCTGAACCATTTATGATAAAATAACCTCCTGGGTCCATTTTACATTCATCTATGTTGTCGGGGTGAATATGTGGATATTGTTTTAATACACATATACAAGAATTAAGCATAATAGGAATTTTACCAAATTGAATTTTAGACAAATGAATGTGCTTAAATTCTTCGTTTTCTAAATTTGCGCCTTTTCGAATGGTATATTTAATATTCATATCAAGTGTGAAATTAGATGAATAAGTAAAACTTCTAAGACGTGCGTCGCTTGGAAACATTAATTTAGACGATCCATTGTTTTCGTGAATTTCTGGACGATAAATCGATAAATTCACGAAATTAATCTCTACTTCTAAACGATATTTTTTATATTCAGGCAAATAATCGTGTGGCGATTTAATGATCAACGGATTGAACATTTCTATCGTTTTAATCAATTGGTTTTGAACAAAATCATTATATGAATCTACTTGGTGTTTTACTAATTGTTGTAAATGTGTATTTTTGAAATACGACTCAATTACGCTCCAGCTGTCTGTTTCATTATAATGCTCCATAGTTAGTATACTTAAACTTTAGTATTTAATTCAATTTTGAAGAGTATAAATAATCATATTTTTATAATTCATTTTTTATATGAGTATTCGTAGTATTGTTGTCAAACCGAGTGATTTAAATGTAAAAAAAACAAATAAAGTGAAAGATGAAAAAATAAATATAAATACGTCAACCATACGAAAAATGTTACTTGAAAAACTGAAACAACATAAGAAAACCCAAAAAAATATTTGTTTGAATAAAGAGAGTTTTGAAGATATAAACGAACCTGTTTATGGTAATTTAAAATCAGGTAATAAACCAACGTACCGTGAATGGAAAAAAAATAATACATTAAAAGTATTTCCCAATAAACAAAAAGAACCAGAATGTAATATTGAAGTGATGCCAATAAATATAGAACCCAAAACGGAGATTTTACCGACACCCCAATGTTTAATAGAGTCACAGTCACCACCGCCTAAAACCATTTCATCCATCGAAAAAACGTTTAAACTAGGAAAAAATAAAAAAAACAAAACAATTAGTATTTTTATTAAAGGTAATCAAACAAGAAAACAAATGAATGACAAAAAAAACGAATATAAAAAAGCAAAATTAAATACTATAAAAAATATTTTAAAAACTAAAAATCTTATTAAATTTGGAACAACGGCACCAAGCGGTCTGCTAAAAGAAATATATGAATCTTCTAATTTATGCGGTGAAATTTATAATAAAAACGCAAATACATTAATACATAATTTTAATATAAATAATGATAATATAATTGGATAATGGAACCCTTTTCGGAAATCAAGATTCATAAAATGGAAAATTGTTATAAATTATCATGTGTTATTCATAAAACACCTTTAACCCATTTTAAATGGCTTGGTTTTATAGACGAAATTAGTCAAACGATTGTTCAAATGGGTAATGACCCAAATATTAACAAGTACTATATGTTTTTTGATTTAACCAATTTAAACCCTATCATGAATAATAGCTATTATAGCGATATATTCAATGTGTTTTACGATAATTACAATTTATTCATAGATAAATTATTGGGCACATTTATTTATATGGATAATCAGGCGGTAAAATTGTTAATGAATGTATTTCTTAAATTATATACCCCTGTAAGACCATTGTTTTTCTTAAACCATCCTGAAATAGACCAAAATATAGTAAAAGACCTATTAAATGGGATCAAGAATAAGGATGAATTTAAGGTTTAACTTTCTTACGAGTTTTAGGATAATATTTTAGAAACCATTTTCTATATTCTAGACTTTTCTTATTTTTTTTATATTTTGTATATTTTTCGTCTCTTTCTTTTCGTATATCTTCTATCATTGTTTGTTTTCCAACGCAAGGTATATAAAATCGTCTTAAAATATTTGTTTTATTATCACTGTGTATATTTTCTAGCAAATAACAATACGATAAAACGTTATCATTATTAATACTGCTTTCATTTAAAAATTCAATGGCGTAATATATACTTAAAATGGTGTCAATTGTGGCTATACAAAAGTTTACCCCTCCTCTTTTTATAATATTATAAGATTGACATGAATTTGTAGTAAAAATATACATGAGCGATTGACCATTTATTTCAATTTCATAAAAAGAATTTATAAATTTATATTCTTTTGTATGTGATATAACATTGTATTTTATATTTAGCTTATTCAATTCATTCAACACTTGCTTATGGTCTTCAATTAATATATAAATTTGTTTTAATTCTTTCATATCTATTTCTTTTTTGTATTTTTTTGGAAAATAATGTTTATAAAATGAAAGTCCTAAGTCTCCAAACAAAACGTATTGTTGTTGTACGCACATATTTACTATTTTTTCATAAATAAACTTATTTTCTTTATTTGATATCATGTTATTTTGAGTTAAATCTACGTCATAATAAAATGGATGATTTTCATTCAATAAAGTAAGGCGTTCATACACTTTACTCCAACGAGTAACATCTCCGTAAGGTCGTGATAATTCTTGGTATATACTCATTCTTAAATAATTCGGCGGTGAAAATAAAATATTATTTTTAAGAATAGATTTATTTTGAATAATATTGAACACTGGTTCATATAAATGAGTAATGTCCGCGACGGGGATAAAATTCACAAATACTTTATAGGTTCCAAAAAAAATCGCACTTTTAGCTTCTACATTAGGAAATCCTAAATTGGCGTAAACCGATGCCAACATTTTTGCGTGTTCCATCGCGTTTGGCGAAAATACATCATAGTCGGGTATATCCAATTGATTATTGTATATTTTTTTGGATTTAGGCAAAATAGAATTAATCGCTATACCCCCATAACAAACAAGTCCATTTTTTTTTATAAATTCTTCCAATATTTCGATTGTTTCCGTGTTTACAATTTGTCTCTTTTGTTTTTTTCTCAATTTTTTATTAACGTCTATAGCCTTTTCCAATATTTTTAAATATGACATATATATTACTCCATATTATAAACCTGTTTAAATGAAAAACTATTAAAATCATCCAAATATTTGGTCAAATGATTATCTCTTTTCTGAAAATTCATAAAAATAAAGTTAAACTTATTTCGCTTTCCTTTATCTACATAATCATAATTATTTGAATATGCCGTCTTGTTTGGATATATACTCGAAAGTTCTACACCAGATTGTAAAGATGCCTCGTTCGCATATAATGAATGATATTTAAAGCCATCTCCAAAAGTAATTAATGCCAAACGGCTTAAATCGGTCGACCCAAAAGAATCACGAAATTGTGGCGAAGCATTCAAATCTACCATAATAATAATTTTATGTTTCAATTCATTTAGTGAATATGTATTTAAATCTTTATTGATATCTATATCTCCTGGCAATAACATTTGTGCTCTGTCTGTGAATGTTTCAATAAGCGTGTTTGATATTTTATTATATAACGCTTTATTGTTACTATTAATTCTTAAATTTATACATAAGAGCTCATTATTATTTGGACTCATATTTGTATTTAAAAATGTATTTTTAATATGATTCATAGTTTCTGAAAATCCCAAATAATTATATAATTCTTTATATTCGTTTTGGTTGACTGTAGAAGCGGATATTACTGGTTCACTATTTAAAGAAAAAATTTGCATATCTAGCACGCGGGCTCCAGCACGATAACAATTTTTTAAGGCACACAAAGAAACATAATCGTTTTTCATGCCACCAACACAACAACAATTGTATGCTGATTTAAATATAATATCTTTAATAGGTATGCCTGACAAATCAGGTACACTTAATGCTGGATAGTCCATATCATCTATAATATTACACTTTTGTTGTTTAGAGCTTACATTTACATATATATATAAAATGATAAATGCTAAAAAGGTTACTGATATTACATATATATTGTTCATATGTAATATAAATATATATTTAAATTATAAGTAATGCCTGGCGGATTATTAAATATTATAGCTTATGGAAATCAAAACATTATATTGAATGGTAATCCTACTAAAACGTTTTTTAAAAGTGTATACGCAAAATATACTAATTTTGGACTACAAAAATATCGTATTGATTTCAATGGAGAACGTACATTACATTTGAATGAAAGCTCTAAGTTTACTTTTAAAATACCTAGATATGCAGAATTAATTATGAATACTTATTTAGTAGTGACTTTACCCAATATTTGGAGTCCGTTTTATGATCACGAAGGGTCTAAAAATCCATATGAATTCAAATGGATTGAACATATTGGTTCTTTGATGATTGACCAAGTGACTATGTCGGCAGGTGGTCAAATCCTTCAGCAATTTAGTGGTGATTATATTAAAAATAGAATAGAACGTAATGAAGCATTCAATAAGAAAAGTCAATATTACAAAATGACCGGTAATGTACCAGAATTGAATGACCCAGCTTATTATAGAAATGGATATTATCCAAATACGATAACCAATGATCCAGACGAACCGCCTGAACCTTCTATATACGGTCGTAAATTATATATACCTTTACCTTTTTGGTTCTCCAATTCGAGTAAAATGGCGTTTCCATTGGTTTGTCTCCAATACAATGAATTGATTATTGATGTTACAATTAAACCTATTCGTGATTTATGTACTATAATGAATGTCACTCAAATGCCTTATGAGCGTATGCGTCCAGACTTTGGAAATGCTATTTATCAAATGCATCGGTTTTTA